CTATTGCGCCCGGACCCGGTACCGGTTCAGCGCGGCCAGCTCGGCGAGCGACCAGCCGGTGAACCCACCGCGATACGCGATGGTCGCTGACGGCCCGGATGGCAGCTCGACCCCGATCTGACGCGGGTTGGCCACCAGTCGGGCCGCCGCAGTGACCACGACAGCCGAGATGTCCGCGTTCGGCCCGTCGCCCGCGAATCCGCGACCGCGGGTGTACGCCTTCGCCAACGCAAGCACCTGCTCGACGGCGACCCCGACGGCCGCGTCGTCGGCGGCCGGTTCGCCGCACTTGCTCCGCTTGAGCAGCTTCACGACGTCCTCGGCGAGCGTCATTACGCCTCGGTGAGCAGGGTGACGGCCTTGGCTTGTAGCAGGGCGGTGTCCCAGCGAGAGACGACCCGGATACCGATGCTGTCGTAGTCACCCCAGGTCTGGTCGAGGATCTTGACCTCGGCGTCAACGTCGCGGGCAACGACGACCTTGCTCATATCGACCAGGGCGACGCGGTTCTTGGTGGACACGACCGGGATGTTGTCGGTGACGATGACGGGCAGGCCGAACAGTCGCAGTTCGGTTCCGCCGGCGATGCCGCCGTTCGGGTCGAACAGGTATTGCTTCGAGCCGGACGCGGCGGTCTTGTTCTTCCGTAACGTCGCCCACGACGAACTGGTCATCACCCAGTGCGTCGGGCTGACCTTGTTGCCCTGTGCCAGGGCCAGGCCGTCGATCAGGCTGTCAGGGTCGGTCAGCGATAGGGTGCCGGTGGCGATGCCGGTCTGACGCAAGATGCCCTTGACGGTGTTCGACGTTCCGGCGCCATCCCAGAGGGCCGCGTCGAGGGCATTGGCCACGTCAGTGACCAGGCGGGTACGTAGCACCGATTCCAGACCGACGACCGAGGTTCGGATCAGCTCGTTGGACAGCTTCACCAACACCTTGAGGCCCTTCAAAGTGCTTGGCAGCAAGGTCACTTCGTCGAACGCCACGTCACCATCGGTGATCTGCGCGCCTTCGGCGACGAACCCGGCCGTCACGCCGTTGACGATCCGCGGCACCCGCAGGGGAGAGCTGCTGTCGAGGATGACGGGGCCGGCGGCCAGGAACGTCGAGGCTTGTTCGAGGGGCTGTACGAGCAGGGATGCGACCTGCGACTGAATGAGGGTGGAGTTACCCGAAGTGACTTCGATAGCCATGAGAGCGTCCTAACGACGTGTCGGTATGGGGGGAGTCGACACGTCGCCAGGACGTCAATCGTTGGGCGCCAGGCCCTACAGGGTTGAGTGTAGCGCGCTCAGGTCCGTTCCTTGAGCATCCCGAGCAGAGAGAACGATCCGGCCGCCGGGCCGCGCTGCCCTTGCCCGATGTCCCCGACCGGCCGGCGGGACGCCAGATGCGGTTTGACGGCAAGCAGCTCGTCGACCGCGGCGGCCAGGGCATCGGCGTCGTCGAGGTGGTCGGCGTCAAACGGCAGATCGGCCGGGTCGGCCAATCGTCCTGTCGCCCGGACGAGTTCGGTGTGCAAGCGTTCGGCCAGGGTGTCGGCCTCCCCGGCGCGTTGCCGGTAGCGGCCGTTCTCCTGGCGTAGTTTCTCGACGTACTCACGCGGGAACGTTTCCGCATCGTCGTCTGGCGTGTCTGGCACAGGGGATTCCGTAGCCTTGTCGGTGACTTCGGTTGCCTCGGTGCCGGTTTCGGTGCCCTCGGTGGCGGTCATGCGATCTCCTTGTTCTTGTCCTCGCGGTTGAATACGGGTTCGGGTTGGCAGTTGCAGCCCGGATGCGAATGGAACACCGTTGTGGTGCGGTAGATCCGGCCGCCGGCCCACCAGAACGTGCACAGCTCGCAGGGGTCGGCGTCCATCTGTCGACGCCACCCGGTCACGGTGGGTTGGGCGTCCATCACGGCGAGGGTGGCCCGTTGCGCGGCTCTGAGGGGTTCGGAGTGCGCCAGCCGCTCGATCTGCATAGCCGCGGTGTCCGGCGGCTCGTCGGCCGGTTCCGATGAGACCTTCACGTTGACGGTCTCATCGGTGCCGTCGAGGATCGTTCGGACAGCCTTCGTCAGCCGTTCGGTGTCATCCCGCGGCGGCAACCCGACAGTGGGCGTCGGAACACCCGTGGCCCGCTCGATGTGCGCTGCGACGTATGCATCGGCCAGGGCGCCGGCCGCAGCGTTGGCGGTGACAACGGCGGTAGCGATCAATGCAGCGGCCTCCGGTAGCGACACGTCCCCGGCCTGCCACGCGGCATAGACCGCGAGCGCACCGGCCGCCGTCTTCGCGGCCAGGGCGTCGGTGTCGGTCTGGTACTGCTCGACGAGTGTTGTCATGCCGGCCGGCCAAGCGTTATGCCGGCGGTGTCCAAGCTCTCTGCTCGGCGGGCGGTGCGGATCTTGGCTATCTCGTCGTCGGAATAGCCGAGCTTGGCCAGGGCGAAGGACGCCGGCAGTAGGCCGGCCTGGTGGAGTTTCACGACGGCGTCGGCCTCCTGGGCGACGCTGCGGGTTGCGGCGTCGGCCCACTGCACTCGTATGTCGTCGATCAGGTTCGGGTCACGTCGATCCCGGACGGCGATCATCAGGCGGGCAACCTGTTCCCACGCCCGACCGAACGTCGCTTGCCGTGCCTCGGCGCGTGCGGTCAGTGATGCCTCGGCTGCGCGCAGCGCATCCGCCGACGCGGGGTTGTCTGTGAACACCCCGACGTAGTGCGCGGGAAGCGTTGACACGGCCATGATTTGGCCGAGGATGACCCGCACGCTGGCCTCGTACCCGGCCAGGTCGGCGGCTTGCAGTTGCCCGAACTTCGCCCCGTCGTTCTCCGAAATCATCGCCCGGTGGCCTTCGGGTATCGGGTTCACCTCGACGGTTTCGCCGGTCTCGTCGCCGTCCTCGTCAAGCTCGGGTTCCTCGGTCAGCTCGATACCGGTAGCCCAACGTCGCGGCCTCCCAACGTATTCGGAGGTCACCATCATGTCGGCCAGGGACTTGTTCAGCGCGTCCACAAGCGGTTTCAGGTCGTCGATCTCCGAGGAGCCGTGGTCACCGACGATGCGGTCGTTGTTGCGCAGGTTCACCACCGGGACCACACCCAGCGGGTTGGTGATCTCGTCGACAACGCTGAACCCGGTGATCGCGCCGCGCTGCTGGGCGCGCAACCGCACGATCTGATCCGGCAGATACAGCACGGCCTCGGTCGTGTTCGTCTGGGCGTCCTCCCACCGCTTCACCGCTGCCAGCGTCTCCCGTGTGCCCGGATCAGCAAGAATCGCAACCTGTTTCGCTGACTCGACGCTGACCAATGGCCGGCCGAGCTGATCCGCCCACACGATCACAAACGAATCGCCGAGCAGCAGAGCCTCCCGATGCGCCACACCACTGGTCTGGTCGAGATCGCAACGCACCCAATCCGCCCACAGCGCGGCGTCGCCGTCGAACCCGGTGATCCGCAACCGCTCCGCCAACGCCGTCACCGCCAGCCGCGGAATATTGCTGGCCATCACACCGAACCGATTACCCAACGCGGTACGGGCCTCCGGCGACAGGAACGCCAACGGCTGCCGGCCCTCGTAATACCGGTCCAGATCGGAATACCGGGCAGCCGGCTCGTTGAGCCGCTGAATCAGCCGGGTCAGCACTTCGTCTTGGGTCACGATGCAAAACTCCTCACGCGCTTACGGTTTCGTTGCTGGTGGAACGCCGCTCTGTCGAACGCCACAATGGCAGCCACCGCTGCATCGATCTTTCGAGGCGAACCCCGTTTGTCCTTACTGACCAGATCACCCATCGGTGTGGCCTTGGCGACGCAATGCGCAACGTGGGCGGCCATCCGGCTGTCTCCGTCATGGGTCACCGCGTGAGTGGCGACGGCCTGATACAGCCGATCCGTGGCCGGCGCCATCCGCGCCGCGTGGGCGGTGTTCCACTCCAAGACACGGCGTTCCCCATGCCGCTTGGCCCATGCTTCGATCTCCGAACGCCAGCCCCACGGGTCGCACGCCAGCTCGACGACGTCGTACTTGGTGAACGCCACGTCCACCGCGCGGTCTACGTCCTCCCGCGGCACCCGCCAGCGTGGATCGCCGGGGTTCTCCCACAACCCCTCGACCCACAGGTGACCGTCGAGGGTGCAACCCACCAGGGCGGTGCTGTCGCCGGACGCCGACCCATCGAACGCCAGGACCACACGTTCCCGCGGCCGCGCCGCCCGGTCAGTACGGCAGTTGTCCCACGCGCCGAACGGCAGCCACGCATCCACCCCGGTGACCCACTGCCCGAGACGTAGCTGACGAAACACCGGTTCCCGCAACGTCCTACGCGCAGCCTCCAGGCCGTCCTCGGCGAGAAACGGGTTCTCACACGCGAGGGCCGGGTTACCGACCCGCCAGGCGTCTCGGTCGTCGGTGGCGCACCCGTCCGGGGCGGCGAACTCACGCAACGCGAACGCGGGATCGTCGCCGGCGCGGCCGTGCTGGACGAGCCGCCACATCACACAATCCGGCGACGACGACGGCGTGCTGATCGCCAACGTCAGCGACTCCGGCCGCTTACCCGAGACCGAAGTGACGGCCTCCCACACAGCCTCGGTCACCACGTGCAGCTCGTCGACGATCAACAGCGACGGGTCGAACCCGTGCAGGGCACCCGGTTCGGCCGGCAACGGCAACAGCGTGGCGTCGTTGTGCGGCACGACGATCCGATCCGCGAACACCTGAGCGCGTGCTTCCAAATCCGGGTTCAGCTCGATCATCCGCCGCGCCATCCGCAACGTGATGTTGGCCTGACGCTGATCGCTGGCGACCACCAACACCTCGGCGCTGTCCGGGCCGACGAACAACTCCGCGGCCGCGAGCATGGCCGCCAACGACGTCTTGCCGTTCGCACGCGGCAGCGACACCAGGCCGGTACGGATACCCGGCGCGTACACAGTCTCGACGATCTCGGTCTGAAACCCGCGCAACGCCACCGGCTGCCGAGCACCGACACCCTTGGGCACCACCAGATACTCAGCGATGAACCGCAACCGCCGCGCCGCCCGATCCGCCGGCCACCCAGCAAACTCCAACGGGGCAGCGGTGACCTGCCCGGGTCTGTAAGTTAAACGGTGTAACTCCTGAGGAAAAAGGAGAGCGCTGTGACTGATGTGACTATGGATAAGGTCGTCGAGACACCCGACGGGCAGGGCGTGGTCCGGCTGGACGACCTCGACGAG